ATATCACCGTACCCGACGGTACTCATCGTGGTGAACGCAAAGTAAAATGGGTCCAGTGGCGATGTGAAACCAAAGCTCGCGGGATCCATCTGACTGTACAGGATACCATACACCATCGTGATGACGAGTATATTCACAAAAGTCTTCATCTTTATTATACCTCAACAGAATTTTGTCGAGGTAAATCGTGACTCCTCCTCTTGAAGTTTAGTTTTCTCACACTCTTCATCCATCTGGACACTGGGTTTGCCGTAGAAGATATGGTCGACGCCGCGTCATCACTCATGATGATACTGAGACCGTTACACACATCAGGTTTATTTTCTCTATCCGGAAACTCTATGTTGAAAGCCTGTATCGATATAGCCGGTATATCTGGGGCATCATCGAGGAGTCGGTCGTATTCCTGACGCGCTTTTTGTACAAATTCGAGTACATCCTCCCTGTGTTGAACATCGAGGGATAACTCCATGTCGATATTCCTATAAAACTTAGAGTATTGAACACACATCGCAGAGTGTGCCTCGGCTAGGTTCGCACTCTGACTAAACTTACTTATCGAAGTGAGAATGCCACCGAGAACGTTGAGAAAGGCGAAAAAGTACTGAACCACAATAATTTTCGTCTTTGTACTCGAGTCCACGTCGTCGTTCCCACTTGGATTAAGGACAGCGAATCCACCGACACCGGTGATACTCGCGATGACTATACTCGGATAGGAGAGATAGTCGTGTTGCTTTTTGAAATAAAGACGCGCGTGGTTATGAAGCCATCGATATCCCGCCGCCTTCTCTGCCCAGCGTATGAGAAGTTGCTCCTGCTTCTCACACCAAAAATGCTCATGGGGCACATCCACTTCACCCATTACTTTACCTGAATATTTTTTGCACACTCCCTCGCGAGAGTGTCGACTGCTTCATTTTGAGGATGACCATTATGCGCCTTAACCCAACGCCACTCGATCATTTTGATTTTTTCACGGAGTGTGTCGATTTGAATCCAAAGTTCCTTATTTTTTACGGGTGTCCCTGCGGAGGTCATCCACCCGTTCTTCTTCCAGTTGATAATCCATTTGGTGATACCATTCTTGACGTAGTTACTGTCCGTGAAAATACGCACCTCCTCAATACCCCTCTTGACACACTCTTCAAGAGCTTTCGCCACGGCGGTCATCTCCATGATGTTATTGGTCGTCTTTGCCGCGGCACCACACAACTTGAGGTCTTCACCTATGGCTCCCCATCCACCAGCTCCGGGGTTTCCGAGACAGCTTCCGTCTGTGTAGATTTCGTACATACCTTCTTATTGAGGGTCTCTTTTATATCGTACCGAGAAGAAGAGCTAAAAACGTACCAAGACATAAGAAGCAGCCTGTGATGCCATGAATATTCATGCAGGTTGGTTCAGGTTTAGTTACACCACAAAGTATGGTCTGTGACAAACTGAGTGATGACGAGGACATACAGGCTAGAAGTATAATCACGATAGCGTTCATTTATATTAGCTCACATTTTAAGATATTCGGGTATCTTAAAATTTGAATTTTTTTAAAAAACTAAGACTAAATGCTTAGTTGGAGAACGCGAGGCCACCCATACCCGACTGGATGCGGAGGACGTTGTAGTTGGTCGCGAACATGTGCATGTTGACGGCACCGTTGGACGCCTTCTGCACAACCTGGACCTGCGCGTTGTCGATGCGGGAGAAGTTGCAGGTGCCGGTGGGCTGGTGCTCCTCGGGCTTGAGCGCGAAAGAGTACGAGTAGATACCGGGCGCGGGGTTACCGGAGTGGTGGTTGAAGGGCTGCACCTGGTTGAAGTACTTACCCTTCTGCTCCTTGAAACGGTCCTGGCCGTTGAGGATGAGCTTGAAGGTGTCAAGGGGGCCGACAGCCTCCTCGGTGTACTGCTCAGTGGAGACACCGGTGGCGTACAGAGGGGTACCAACCGCAGAGATGGGCACGAAGCAGTTGGACAGATCGGCAGTGTCGAGAGGGTTGGACTGGAGAACGATGTCGTCGTCGTTGGACGCGGAGGTGAAGTTCCACAGGGTGTTCTTGTTGGTGGCAACGTTGGAGAAGCACCACACGAGCTCCTTGACGGGGTGGTTGTAGGAGAGGCGGACCTGCTTGGTACCGGCCGAGGTGACGGTGTCGGTACCGGTGTGCTGCACCTGCTCGATCAGGTACTCGTGACCCTTCTGGGCGAAGCGGCGACGCTCCTCGGTGTCGAGGTACACGTAGTTGGCCCACACCTTGAAGGTCTGGGTGTCGAGGTAGGTGGAGAAATCGGACGCGAGGTCGATGTCGATGCGCACCTCGTGGTACTGGAGGGCGATGAGGGGCAGGTAGAGACCGGGGTTGCGGTTGAAGAAGAAGATGAGGGGCAGGTACACAGTGTTGGTGGCACCCGCGGTGGTCATCTTACCCCAAGTGGCCTTCTTGGACTCATCGAGGTACAGCTCGGAGTACATGCGCCACCACTTCTGGTAGTGCTTGTCGATGCGCTGGCCACCGATGGAAAGCTCAACGTTGTTGATGGCACGCTCGGCGACCCAGTTGCAGTCGTCGACGGACTCGGAAGTCGCGGTGTTGGAAGTGAGCGACTTGAGCTCGAGGTACATGTCACCGACGAGATCACCGTTACGGGCAACGGTGACGGACACGCGGCCGGAGTTGGCGGCAGTACCGTTGACGGTCTGCTCGATGTTCTCCATCGCGAAGTTGGTGTGGCGCTTGTATTTCGCCTGGAAGAAGGTCACCTCAGGGTTACCGGTAAGGTAGACATCCTGGGCACCGTAAGCTACGAGTTGCATGAGACCGCCAGCCATTTTGAGAGTTGTTGTACTATAAGCAGAGAAAATAATTTCGGCTGAACGCGCATTTCCCGACCCCGATTTTTCTCAGTCCAAAATATAATGACGACCTATCCTGACGAAATTCCAAAAGAGCCCATCGAGGATATCGATGTTGAGACTGAGACTGAAGATGAGATCGAGGAAGGTGAAATCGTATCAGATGGTGAACTCGAAGACTTTGAGGATGAAGAGGATAGCGAGGGTTTGGATATTGCCGGGCTCATGACATCTTTGATGGCGACACCCGATGGCGAGACAGTGTGTTCTGCCCTGGTAATGATTGGTCAACAAATGCAGGTCCAAAATAAAATACTGATAAAGATTCTGAGTGAGTTGAAATCTGCTTAGAGGAAAAAATTGTAAATATGTAAATGGAAGGTACCCACTTCATCGATAAGGAACCCAATAAGTTTGAAGCACTCGCAGAGTTGCAGAAGCAGCAAATCCAATCGATGAATGGTGATCAAGTGATTGATACAATCACACAATTTGAGTTCCACTGGGATCTCAGGACGGAAGATTATAGAAATGCTCGCGAACTTGGATATCGCCAATTTATGCATCACTCTAACTGGGATGAGAACAACAATCCCAAGGCTGAAGGGATTGACATCTTAGTTATTAAGGGTCTTCGTGATAAGCAACGCCGTTTTCTTGTCGAATTAAAAAATCATGTATCAGAACTTAAAATTGAAAAGGAAATTTCCGACGAAGGTACTACTCCTGTCAAGCGTATCAATAATATATTGAAGCAACTGACTGATGGATATGACAATATCCGCAGACACTATATTTCGTATGAACGTGTTGTGAACCCAACTGCTAAACCTGAAGCAAGTTCAAACTCTGACCCATCTACGATGGATGAAGATGCTATCGATGAGTGTACACCCTACCAAAAGTGTCTACTGTACACCCTGGACGAACTTTACAACTGTGGGTATCGTCGATACAAGGGACAGTGTTGTGAAGAAATTAAGACATTCGATCGTCGTGGTACTCGCGCATGGGTTCCTAGGTTTGACATCAAGCAGTTTGTATACACGATTGCACAGAAGGATGATAATTTCAACAATTGGAAGAACTTCACCAGTCGCGGATCAGTGTTTCGTGATGTTGTCGACAATATTTCCACTTGTGTAGATCCACAGTTTCCAGAAATTGTGAAGAG